ATAAATATACTTTACACCTCCTATAAGGTTTCTACACGGGATTCCTCTCCCTCTAGTTAAATCACAAGCCATTTATTTTTTGTTTTAAAAGTTAAGGAAAGAGGGTAAAACCCTCTCTCCATATAATTAATTATTAGTCTTGCTGTACTACTTCAGCACCGATACCAACTTGTACCCCTCCCGAATACTTAGCAACGAATCTTAAATTCTCACTTCCATCTAGTGGAGACATATCAAGCATTTTTACTTGTGTTGTATCTGAAACTAAGTCAGTCCCAAAATATAAGTTAGATACTTGAGCAGCTACTAATTNGTCATCTGGCATNCCATAAACAACTGATAANCTGATACCTTCAAAAGTAGCTTCATAATCATTGTTCATTGAATACATATTTACATATCCTAAAGCAGATATTGCAGAAACGTATAATCTGTAAGTTTTCCAGTTCATATAGATTCTTAAATCTTCTTTACCATATACTGTAGAAGGAATTGCAGCAGCAATCTTTTGTAAGTTAGCAATAATGTTAGAAGCAGTATAAGCTACACCTGCACCACCATCATTATCACTTTGAACTACGTTACCATTTACTGCAAAAGCACCTGTAGTAGCAGTTAAAAACCCTTCAAACTGCCCATTAGTTGCAGCAGCACCACTCCAAATAGAAGATTCAACTGCATCAGCAATATGTTGTGTAAAGTAAGAAATAACATAGTCCTCAAATTTAGGGGCATTGTTATTCATAGCACCTGCTCTCATTTGGTCAGCTTCCCAAGAACTTAATAATGTGTCCTTACAAGTTTGCATATTAATTTGTAAGAGTTTTGGTTCTAGAACTGATTCTGTTAAAGCTAGTGTTCCGTGGTCAGTAAAATTACAATCAGCATTACGCACTAAATTAGAACCTGCTACTTTTTGTAAATTTTCTTTATACTTAATATTTTGTAATACAGTTAAGTGGTCTAAAGAAGTTGCTTCTTTTAGAGCTGCCGAGATATAGAATCCAGCTGCCTTACCTGCATAGTTAGATGTTACTGTAAAAGCCATTTTTTTTTATTTTAATTATTTATTATTAGTTAAATTGTATAAGATTCTATCTCTTTTAGACATTTTACTGAAATCAGGGGTAAAATCTTTTTTATTTGAGCTAAATTTATTAGTATCAACAGGTGTGTCAGCAGGTTGGTTTGACAACTCTACTACCTTTGATTTTAATTCTTCAATTTTAGCTTGGTATTCTAATTCTACATCTTTTGTAGATTTAGCAGTTTCAGTAGTTTCTTCAGTAGTTTCTTCTTGTTTTTCAGATTCCATTTCTACATCTGATTCTTCTACTTCATCATTACCTACTTTGTCTTTCTTTAAATCAGCTATTGCATCTTCAAGGTTTTTAATTCTTTTTTCCATACCTTTCCAATCAGCAACATCTGCTTCCTCATCATATTCTTCTTCATCTTTGTCATCACCCATTTCTTCGTTTATAGGTTCTTCCTCAGTTTCTTTTTCTTCTTCATCTGAATATAATTCTGCAACTACACCTTCTTTTTCTACAGAGAACCTTTGACCATCTTCGGTTTTGTATTCCCCTATAGGTAATAGCATAGTAGTGCCATCTTCAGTTAAAACAGATATGTCCACACCTGCTTCTAGGTTTGTAGATGTTGAAACTATCAAAGTTCCGTCCTCTAACTTTGCTTGATATTCTAGAGCAACCTCATCTTGCTTGTCAAGACCAAGTGCTACTAATATTTGTTTTTTTAAATCCATAATGAGTTCTTTTTTTAATATAATAGAATTATTTTTCTTTTGTTTGATTTTTGATGTCTTGTATTATTTCGTTTAAAGCCGCAAGTATTTCTTCATTAGTTGGTTTTACTGTTTCAGACATTTTCTCCATCTTGTCTATGAAGTAACCTTCTATGCTTAGGCCTTTTAGTTCACCTTCTTTTATTTTTTCCCACATTTCATCATTTTCTATCTTCATTTTAACAAACCAAGTTCCGTTAGGTAAGTCATAGCCATATAGCTTAGATTTGTCCATATCGCCTTCCTTAATCCAACTTTCTATAGTTAACACACCTGATACCCTTTCTTCGTGCTGATAAGTCGCCTTGTGGTGGTTATTGTGCTTTAAATAGAGTTCTGCAGCTTGTTTTACTGTGTCTTTAGAAAAGTAAACATAATAATCACTATCAGTATTTGGGTCGTACCTAAATATTTGCTTATTAGGAATTAATGCAGGGCTAACCAACATTCTTTTTTCTTCATCTATTTTAGCAAAAGTCAAGTTGTTTTTCTCTTTACCGAAGTAAACAAAATCCTGTTCAATAGCAGGGCTAGTTACAAGACTTATAGCATCAATAGTTAATTCTTCGCTTTCATCACTAATTACCAATTCAACTATCTTAGTGCTTTTTAAACTTTCGTAGTGTTTAGGGTTAGCTTTTTCACAAGCTTCTTTAGAATCGTATTTACACTCTCCATTTTCCCCCCACTTCCATTTTTTTCCACATTTTTTACAAGGCATAATATATAATAGATTTATTTAATTAATATTTGATTTTTAAATTGTTGCTCTCCTGCGTATGTACGCAAGTTTATTTTGGTTGTCTGTTAAGTTATCTGTAACTACATAAGCTTGAACAGGTTGTTGTTCTGTTGGTGGTGTTAATTCAAACCTACCACTTAGCATTTCAGGTGCAGGGGTTTGTGATGATAAACTAGGTGTTGAAACACCACCTGTGTTTTTTACACCTTCTTTACCTGCACTTCTAATAGCTTGTATATTCTTTAACCCCATTGCTATGGCTGCTGCTGCTGCTACACCCCCTAAAGCAGGCCCTATAACAGGTATTCCAGATAGAGATTTGTAAGATTCTTGTGCTGATTGGTATGTTGCTATTGTTGTTTGTGTTATTGCTAATGCTTTACCTAATTCTGTTTCTTCACCTGCTATTTTACCTAAATCATTTAAAGTGTTTTTAGCTATATTTAACCTTTCATTTTCTGTCATTGCTGCCCATTCTATTCTATTTTCAGCTAATTCTCTTAATGACATTTCTAAATCTTCTTGTTTAGTGTATGTTTCAAAATGTGCTTTAGCTAGTTTATCGAAACCATCTATTTGTTTATTGATTTGTTGCTCAAACAAGCTTTGTAAAACAACCATACCTTCTGTTCTTTTTTTGTTTTCTGCTTGCAACTCTTTTAATCGTTGCATTCTTTCAGTATGTATTTCCCTTTCTAACTCATTTATTTCTGTTTGTACTCTCTTTTGTAATCTTAATGACCTAGTTTCTACTTTTAACACTTCTGCTTTAAAATCAGCTAATTGTTTTTCTGCTTCTACTTTATTTTCAGCAGTTTCCATTTGTTCTTCTTGTATTGCTACCCTTTCTTTTGCAAGTTGCAATTCAGTATCAACAGTTTGTTTTTCTAAATCTAAGGCCTTCTTTAAAGCTGCTACCCTTTCTTCTTGTGATAGTGTTTCATCTTCTGCTAATAACCTAGCTTTTTCTATTTCTTTTCTAGTTTCTGCTCTTTGTACTGTAAACTCTATTTCAGCATCTCTTAGGGCTTTAACTCTTTTTTCTAAAGCAGTCATTATTGCAACTTCTTTAACTACTTCTTCTGTTATACCTGTAAACGCATCTTTAATCCCTAATAGTGTTTTACTAAAAGGTTGGTTAAATATATTGAATAAAGTTTCACCTACTTTAACTACCCTATCTCTTAAAACATTTACTGCTGCACCTAAACCTGCAAAAATTACTGATAATTGGTCTGCACCTCTTTTTGTGCTAGTAAAATATGTAGCTAATGAACCAAAAGCAACCAACAAGGCACCGATACCTGTAGACATTATACCCCTAGTGATTGTAGCAAACATCACTTTAATAGTAGGTATTACTCTACCTAAAGATTTATTTACATCATTAATAGATACACCAAATAATCTAAAGTTACCTATTCCTTCTTTTACTAGTTTTTCGCTTTCTTTTAATTCTTTGTTTTGTGCTTTTATGGTTTGTGTATTAATTTTTTGTTGATTTTCTAAATCTTTTAATGTGTTTTTCTCTAAAGCAATTAGGTCTGTTTGATTTTTAATTTGTTTATTTAACTTAGCCATATTAGGTGACCAACCATCTTTACCTAAAGCATCTCTTTGTGCTTTTAGTTTAATTAATATTCTTTCTTCTTTAATTAAACCTTCTCTTTGAACATTTATGGCTTCATTTAAATCTTTCTGTGCTTTTTCAGCATCATTTAAAGATTTTGTAAAATCATCTACCTGTTTAGTTGCAGATGAAACATTTGTTTTTATTTCCATTACTATTTCTTCTTGTGCCATATCTTAGAATGTTTGTGTTATTTTATTTCTATATAATTTTACATCTGCAGTCCATTGTATGTAAGTTTCTGCTAACCCTGTTACTGCAACACCAAATGAAGTAGCAGTAGCATCTTTCATTACTGCTGTAATGTGCATACCACTTGTACCATAAGCCACAATATGAGTTGTTGTTTGATGATATTCAGAAGCCAACCCGTTACTTAAAGTAACTGCACCTGTTATTTGAACATAACCATATTCTCCTGTTGTTCCTTCTCCAACACCAGTATTTACACCTATTACATTAGCTTCAAACCCTATTATTGCATTAGGTACTTTTTCTATAAATTTATTAGTAATGTTTTGTGTATATAATAATGTTTCTGTTCCATCTGTAGTATTACCTGATTGTTGTATAAAAGATGTTTGTGCTAAACCTACTTGGGTATTAAAACCACCACCACCTAATACAAACTCACTTTGATTCGTAGCTTCTGATAATGAACCTGTTATAACTGCTGCA